CATAGCGTATAGCATTAGCAGCATTACCAACTCCACGCGCAATATTGGTTACTTGATTGAGAGCACCTAGTAGTGTTAGTCCTCCTCCAGCTGAACCATTACTCTGGTTATAAGCTATTTGACTATCACTTTGATATGTTACGTCCCAGCGTTGATAGCCTAACGTTACTTTAAATTCTTGTACTTTACCGGTTCCAGCTAGATCATAGTTTATACCAGGTGCATTAACTACGAACAAACCAGTTAATTTGTATTGTACTAACTTTTCTAAGTTATCATCTACAATATCAAGAGTAGCATAACTGCTATCGTCTGGTACAGGGTTAGCATTATAACGTCTAGTAGGATTACCATTTACAGCTCTTACATCAACGTTAGAAGCCACTTCTTCTAGTCTTTCCTCAAACCACCTCTTTAAATAAAGTACTTGATCGGTGTAGAATGTTAATTCCCATTGTTTGCTATCACCGAAGTCTCTGGTACCAGTTGAATGTACTTCTGCACCAAAATACCTTACTGAAGCAATAGCTGCCTTTTTATTAGGTATAGAAACGTTTTTAATATATACTAGATCTTCTTCAGTTAAAGAACTACCATTTATTACTAATGAAGAAACCCTGGCTTGGAAATCTCTTGAAAATCCGCGCTGGGTTGCTGTCGAATAGAATAAGGATAGATCTTGGGACATATTAATATTTATTGTAAGGTTACACTTTATTTACCTCTTATAGACCTACTAGCATAGCGTAGAGCATTAGCAGTATTGCCTACTCCACGTGCTACTTTAGTTATAGAATTCAAAGCCCCTAATAATGTTAAACCAGGTTTAGCAGGGTTTAAACCGCTTGTACCGTTTGCTGCAGCTTTATTGAATTTATCGGTTTTTTTAGTATAAGAAACCATATCTGGGGTTTCAAACGAGTCATCCATTTCAAAGTACTGATATGCAAACGTTACTTTAAACTTTGCTACTTCTGTACCTGCATCTGAAATATTATAAGCTATAGGTTCTATATATGTAGGGAATAGACCGTATAAAGTATATACTTTTGATATAAGCAAGGATTGAGAAGCGCCTTCATTGCTACCTGCTACATATGCATCTGCTAATAAATTGAGCTTTAAGTTTGTCTTTGCGAAGTCGATATCTGAAGTCGAATTAGTGCTATTATCGTAAAGCACCTTACTCCAAACTTCAAACAATGATCTTAATATATTGTAATTGTCTGATATAAACTCAACACTCCAATTTTCATTATCAGAGTATACTACATTAGTCGGTACTACAAATTCAAATGCCTTATAAGGTACTTTTGCTATGCTTATTTTACGAGTAGGAACACTAGCTGATTGTACGTATAAATTATAATCTTCAAAGTTATCCACATAAGTCTGAACATCGGTAGGTAACGGAGATATACTCTCTACTTGAAAGTTATATTTTTTATTAAAACCGTATTCTAAAGCGGTTTTATAAAATTGATTTACTTCAGGCCGTGTTTGTGGCATAATAATACTTAAGGCTAATATAACAAAAAAACCTGACTTTTCAGCCAGGTTTGTAATATAATTATATACTAAATCTTATTCGTGTCTCCAATAGTGATAAGCTAATGCAGCAGTAAAGGATAAAGGTGCACCTGTACCAGCTACGTTATAATCAACAGTTCCGAGCTTCTGGATATATGCTCCGTAAAGCTTGTATGTATTGAGAACATTTAATTTGTCATCAATAAGATTGAGCTGAATGATAGATTCAGTACCTCTTACAGACAAGTCTCCTGTACTAGAAGCATCATCGAATACTTGATTGATCTGCCAATCTTCAAGCTTTTTACGAATAATACCACCCTTATCGTTACGGAATGTTACGTTCCAAGCATTGCTACCTGGATACTTTACAGTGCCAGGGAAGTTGAAATCTAATCCCATATACGTAGCAGTTTGATTAGTGATGTCTCTTGAAGGTAGTTGAGTTGTTGTAATATAAACGAAATCATCTTCGTTTAATGTATCGTTACCTAAAGATACAACACGTAGCATATAATCTCTTGCGAAATCTCTTTGCTGTGCTACGCGAAAGAAGTCTTGTATAGTTTGTGACATATTAAATATTTATGTTAAGGTTATTGTAATAACTCGTTGAAGTTTTGAGATGTCTTAGTAGCATAGAAGTTTACTAAGATAAACTCTGCTGTACGAACTGGCTTAATGTAGATATCTACAACTAGCGAGTTATCATCTACAACACTTGGTGTGTTATTAGTATTGTTACATACGATTAAGTAGTCGTATAAACCTTGTGTATTCTTTGCTAAGTCGAATACTGGCTTAATTGTATTAACTAAGCGGTTCTGTGTAAATGTCGTGTTAGGTTCAAATACGAAGAACTTTGTAGTATTGAGTACTGACTTTTCTAAGAACAAGAATAAACGACGTACATTAATACGATCAAATGCGCTTGGAGCTTGTAATAATGTCTTTTGACCGTAGATCGTGAACCCTTCATTTGGGAAGTTTACTACTGGGTTAACAGCAATCTTATAAAGTAAGTCGCGTTGTTTCTGTTGTGGGTTGATTGCAATATCTGTAATACCAGTTATTGCACCACGATTTAAACCAGCAGGTGCACCCCAAGGATAAGCTACTGCATCGTTAGCTGCAAATGCTGCTGCAGCATATGCTGAGAATGGCACCCAGATTGGTTGACTTGTAAACTGGTCAACTAGCTGTACCCAGTTACCATAAGTTGCAGCATAACTCGAGTTAATACCGCTATAAAGGTTGTTTAATGGCCAGTAAATGGCTTGTGAGAAGTTAAGACTCTTATTGGTTAATGTCTTATAATTTGCACCTTGTACAAATACACTACGTAATGGGTCTGAAATAAACAAGCAATCTTTACGTACATTTGTTGTAAATTGTACGAATTGTTGTGTTACTTGATTCCAAGTTGAAAGAATATTTGTTGAATCATTACCAAATGCAAATGTACCGTCAGAAGTTGTTAGGTAGTTGTTTGCGCTCTGTATTTGAGAGTTGAATAACGAACTTTCAAATATACCAGTTGTGTTTACTGTAGATAACGAGTAAGCAGCAATCGTTGAAAGACCTGCATCAGCTACAACATCGATGTTATATACATCAGCGTTAGCAGCAAGATTTAATGCAGTTTGTAATTTACCTGTAACATTACCAATAACTTTATTAGTTGTTGTGTTTAAGGAAGGTGAATATACACCTAATGGGTATAGATTATCTGCAGCAAAGTAGCCTGTTGCACCACCAGATAGTGATGAAGTAGCACTATAAATTGACTGCGTGATAATTCTTACACTCTTAACTGCATTACCGTTAGCATCTAACCAAGCAGTGTTGTTTGAAATGTTTGGATTTACAAGAACGGAAATGTTAGCTGATTTATTATTAACTACGTTTTGTACGAAGTCATTTTGAGGAGCACCACCGTTTACGTCTTGTATTGTTCTGTTAGAGTAGAACGAAGTAGCATAACCTTCTGCAAGGTTATAAGTTAATTGATATGGGTTAGTACCAAATGGAGATGTTCTGACTTTGAATACTGAAAGAATACCTAAGTCGTTGAAACCACCATTACCAAATACTGAAATATCATACTGTGGAATGTTTTCAATTACTTGTGAAATACTACCAGAATTGTCTGTATAAACTGAACTTAATTGGAAGCTTCCTGCATAACGAGTAGCAGGTACTGTTGTATAAGTTGCAGCTGCACCTAAACCGTTATCTTGTGCAATACTATAAAGATTGTTTGCAGCAGTGAAGTTTGTATTTGGGTTTAAGTTAGTGTTATCAGCTAAGTTAACGTAAAGACCTTCAAACTTTTCATTGATTGTTGTTTGAGCTTCGTTAATAACTACCATACCGATACCAGGTAAGTTTAAGCTTGAAAGAGCGTTAATAGCACTTAAACCTGAACCGTTATATGCACCAACTGTTGACCAACTTACACCGTTTTGTTTTAATGAATTGTAATCACTTTGACTTAATTCAATAAGTGTTGGTTGTGCAAAGAAGTATGTGCTTGCTGTCGAAAGAGCTTGTGCTGAAGCTGCTGGAGCTGCTAAAGCTGTATTAATTGCAGAAGCCTGTAAAGCTAAAGTAGATAGTGCTGTTGTTCCTAAACTTGCAGCAATAACTGGGTAAACTAATGCTGTATATACGTTGGAGTTATAACCATTACCTAAACCAGTACCATAAGGTAAACGATAAACACTTACTTGTGCGTTTGTACCTGAACTAAAAACTTGCTGTACGGAATAATAAAGATAGCGTTCTGCAGCATTTGTTGGCGTACCAAATATGTTTGCGAAGTCTTGATTAGTCGTAATATTAATGATTTCGGAAGCAGGTCCTTGTGCAGCAAATCCTGCCATAAATATGCTCGTTCCGTTTGGCGTATTAGCTGTTGTGCTGATATCGATTTCATTAATCTGTACTCCTGGTGATTGGATTTGACGTAAAGTAGCCATAGTAGTATTATACTATTATTTAGGCAATTTCGAAATGAAACCTCAACAAATTAAAGTAATTCTGCAATTACCTGGCTGAATGAGAATGTAAAAGAAGACTCCAACTGCTCAGCATCTCTATAGTTATAGGTTATTCCAGTTAACTTAGTTATAAATGCTTTAGTATAATTCCATTGGATTTTTCTATTGTTGTATTCATCCAACCCATACACTGTTATAGTCGTCTGATACGGCTGTAAATTGGTATTAGTAGTGTATTGAGTTAAACCTGAAGTATTATTAAAGCCAAACTGAGTTAAATTGTCAGGATCAAGAGTACTTGTTTGTACACCGTTTATATAATCTAACCATTTCCAAAGCACCCACCAGTTATTGAATCCGTTATCTACCGTAAAATTAACCGTTACATCTTCGTATTTTTCACGTTTACCGGTAGTTAGATTTAAAGACTGACCTGCATAAGGTAAGTTAGTTCCTAAAATATTAGTACTCGGTACAACAGTACCATAGACTGAATACTGCAAAGAGTCTAATACAACATTATTAGTATTTCTATCAACAGTACTGAACGTGTTTATTTTTTTAAGAGGATCAGGTAAATTCAATACTAATACGAATTTATCTTTTCTACTCTTATTAAGAATAGACTGTTGATTAATAACGTCGCTCATTTTTAATCAAAACGTTTTAATGCTTTTTCAAAAATACTACTAAACCCGTTATTTTCTGCATAATAACTTCTAGTGCGAGGTTTAGTTTCTATACCGCTTGTACGAGTAACTATATTAGGCAGGTTTGGTTCTACTGTAGGAATTACTTTTGAAACTTCAGGTGGGGCTATAATTTTAGTATAATTATTCACATACCCCTGAGATTCTTTTTCAGTAGGTATTTTTGCATAT